GTTCAATGCTATTTCTAATCTTTGTAAGCACCATGTCGTATGAAAGACTTTGCTCGTAAATGATTTCCTTTACGTATATCTTGTTTGCCGTGGTATCAACCGCGACTTTGACCAATGCCAAAGGATCGGGATAAAATCCAAAGTCAAGCCCGTAGGCAAAAGGCAAAGAGTTATCAAATTCGCCTTCAACCCAATTTGGAAATATTACCCCCTGTTTCTTATCCAGCCACTTACCCAAGAACCTGTGCGCGTATGCATCAGGGTACTTGGTTTTAATCGCGTCTATCTTGTTCGTGTAATCTTTGCTAAGGTTGTGGTAATTATCTAAGTACGTTGTATGTATATGCGTTATATCCTCATGCGTGCTTATCGGTATTGAATGCCCGTCAATCGTTTCCATGCGATGTGACTTTTCAAACCAACGCTTCCAAATCCAATGCTCCACGTCCTGCGGGTTCATAACAAGGATAACAAGGTTCGGCGTATCAGGCATCCTGATTGATTCATCAATCGTATCAAAGTCTTTTTCGCTTACAAATTCCTCAGCCTCGTCCACGATGAAAACATTGAGACCAGGTATAGACTTTAACTTTGCCGTTTGATTTCCTGAACTTGTTTTGATGCCTGAGAAAATTATTTCACTCTTTGTCACCTTGTGACCAATTTGCGCGTTGGTCATATTGAACTCGTCACCCACGCCCAACAAGTCAATCTTTTCCCTGAACTCTGGGATAACGGAAATGTTGGCACTTGATAACGTGTACCGGGTAAACAGTACCTTCCAATTTTTGTAAGCAAGTAACATATTACAAGCCCAAAGCCCCACGGTGAAAGACTTTGCCGAACCACGTCCACCAGTTATCAGGAAATAACGTGTTTTCGGTTGCCATAATGATTCGTACTTTTCACTTACCTTTATCTGCATCCTTTGTGAAAATTATCGTTGGCACGGTTACCTTTTCCCCTTGCGTCGTTATGTCAATGTTTTGTTTGCTTTTGCCGTACGCCCTTTCAAGGAGCAACTGAGCCGCTTTGATATCACCCTTTGCAGCTTTGCCCCTTAGCATGTTTAAAATGGCTTGTGCTGCCGTAATGCCATCCTTTTCTTCGCCCATGACCTCAGCCATAAGCAAGTCAATGGAAGGGAGTTTCTTTGGTCGACCAACGTTAACCGTGTTTCCAGATTTTAATTTGCCATTGTTTTTTCCTTCCCTCATGAAACGAGTTTTTTACGAGTTATTCAAGTGCCTTTATCAATGCAGATTCAAGCGACTTGCTATCTATTTGTTCCAACCTTGCAACCACGTTTTTATAATCCCAAGGGCTAAAATTTAACTTAAGTGTTTTAAAATCCTCCTCTTTGCTTTGTTCCTCCTTCACTTCTTCGTCGTAAAACGGTATCTCCAGCCCCCACGCTTCCAAGTCCACCACGTCCCAATCGTTCGCCAAGGTGTCCCAGTCCCATGACCCCGTGTTTGCGTTCAATCGTATGTTCAATTCCTTTTCATCTGCCTCATTCAAATCAACAATGACACATTCAATTTCCTTGATGCCAAGTTTCTTTAATTCACGGACACGGAAATGACCGCCGACAATGTACCCCGTTTGCTTGTTGAAAATAATCGGTTCAACCATGCCAAACTTTTCAAGGCTCTCCTTCAAATGCTTTTCTTGCTTTGCCGTGCTTTGCCGTGGGTTGTAAGGCGCGGGTATTAAATCGGCGATTTGCTTTTTTTCGATTATCATTTGTATGCGTTTCTTTGCCTTAAAAAACATTTATAAACACCTCGAAGGGTATTAAATTTATAATCGTGACATGCACTTTCCCAACAACTATTTTCAATATTAAATTGCCATTTATCATCCATTAAAAATTTCCCAAACTCATCGATAATATCGAATTCAAATTCCTTTGCTTTGTTAAAAGTATCTTCAACTGATTTGTCCCAATCATAGCATTCTTTAAAATCCATTTCAAGCCATTCAACTGGCGTCATTTTTATTACTTTTATCATGCCTTCTTACTTTCTAAAAACATTTGATAAAGTTCTGAAAATAAATAAGTTCTATTTCTAAAATCTTCGTTATACCATTGTGCTAAATTATCCACAATAGGTGAATAATTATCAAAAACACATTGTTTCCAATGATTATCGCGAATCCATATAGAAAACTCTTCCATGACTTCCATTTGATTTTTTTCAATTATCATATTCCTTTTAACACTTGTTTACGTTTGTTGTTGACTGTGAGTAAATTTCGCTCACTCAAAAGCCATTGCCTCCCTTGCGTTAAATGATAAAAATAATCCCCATCTTTTGCCAAAGCCTTTTCAAATTGATAATACAAATCGTCCGAACCTTCGTACAATCGCACCCCCGGAACATTGAACTCGGTTATTTCCTTTGGTGCATAAGGGATGCAACCTGTGACCAACATTTCCATCGCAAAGTTATTTGACTTGCTTTGGTTGAAATTGTCATTTGTCAAAGGGAACACGGCGTAATGAGCCGCACTGTTTTTGATAAGCTCAAAATACTGGAAAAGAGAATTGTTCCACGGAATAACCTTTACATTGGGATACAATGTTTTTCCAAGCCATTCAGGGATTCCAATAAATGCAACCTCGGTGTCTTTGCGTTCACTGACATAATGCCAAAATGTATCAACGGTTTTCAAGTCCTCAATGTGCGTCATGCTTCCACGCCACAACACGCGTTTAACCTTTGCCTCCAGCTTATCAGGTGACACGGGACAAAGGGGAGTTACTTGGAAGTCAATGGCGTTGGGAATAACCATTATTTTACTTTCGTCAAAGAATTGCTTATAAAACTCTTTGAGGTATGGCGTTGAAACAATGGTATAATCCGCATACTTGAAAGCCTTTTCAACCGATTCTTTCACCTGGGGTTTGCCGAAGTGTGCCGACGCTGGATTTGCGGCGTTGACCTCGTGCAAAAGATCGTCGTGGTCAAGAATGATTTTCTTCCCCATCTTTTTTGCCTCAGCTATCATTGATAACATTCCGTCACCGTTGGGACGTTGAAACAAGATAACGTCAACGTCGTAAAAATCATACCATTTTACCGTCTCAGGGTTCAAATACGTAATGGTTAAATTTACCATTTGAGAACGAAGCCGCATAAATGGATTGACCGAACGATAGTAGTCGGTGGTTGGACTGGTTAAATTGGTTACAATGCCTAACCTCATTTACTTTGTTTTTGGTAATTATCCAATAAAATACTTAATACTTCTTCCATCGAGTGTTTGACGTTGGTTTCCTTCCAAAGTTGAAATTGCAAATCAAGCAATTTTTTCCTTATTTTTTCATCCCGATAGCTTACCGAAAACACGGCGGCGGCTGGTTTATTCACATTCATTTTTTTGTTCTTTTAATCTGTAATAACGTTCCATTTGGTATTTATTTACCCTTTCCTTGTTTGCTTGATACCACGCTTTATTCCTAATGCTTTTCTCAGCCTTCTTTTCAGGAGATTGGTTTTGGTGATAAAGCCTAAAATATTCCTTTTGCTTTTGCTTTTGGTACTCGGTCATGTTTTCCCGATACTGCTTTTGATACTCAGGCGTCATAATTAAAATGGGAGTGATTCGTCTTTAACCGTTGTTTCATCTGTCATCTTCGGGTTGTTCTCCCCAGCCGTTGCCTTGCCTCCGAACTCGATGTTATTCACCATGCAACGAATAATCCCTGTTGGTTCTCCGTTCTTCATGTACGCATTTACGCCCCCTGTTCCTTCGACCACGACATAAGTACCTTTTAGCAAGTGAGGTGCAAGCCTTGAACCACGTTCACCCCATATTGAGCACGTGACCCAAACTGTCTTTTCAGTGGGATTGTTTCCAAATGTCTTTTCCGTGTGAGCCACGGAGAATGAGCAAACGGTGGTATCGCCAACCGATTTTATTTCAGCATCCTGACCAATACGACCTGCAACTATTAATTTTATCATTGTATTTTTTCTTTCTGCAAAGATAATATTTTATTTGTTATCAAATTTAAAATATTTTTTAAGAATATATTTGTAACTTTGTGGCGCAAGGTAGCGGATGGGTAGCGCAAAGCGGCGACCGCGGCTGACATTGTGGGTTCGAATCCCACCCTTGTTGCCCTACAAATGGCAGACATTAAACTAGAGTGAAATAAATGGTGGTAATATTTCTAAAGTCTGTATTGTACCACTACTTACCACCCGAAGGTTGAGCAATGCTGGCACCGTGCGTTGATAAAGGGCTGGAACGGTGTAAATTTTAGCAAGGTGGCGGAATGGTAGACGCACTTATAGGTTAATGTTGGTTCGAGACTCACATATCCTAACCATAGGATATAGCATATGAGGTTTAATGCAACTATAAGATTTGAGTGTACAATCAAATGCAGTTTCGAATGCTGCCCTTGCTTTTTTAACCTCTCTTAAATCTCTAATTAAATCTCTCTTAAATTATACCATTTCGTTGGCGTCAACAAAATGATAAAAACAAAACAAATGATTGATAACAAATTCTTTTTTGACAAATCCGTTGAACTTGGTTTTACAACCACGGACTATGAACCCCTTGTGAACTTGCATACCAACGGCGCAAGGGTTTTGCAAATCATGGGTTGTGAATCCGTCTTTGAATTTGGCTCAGGACTTGGCTTCTTTTTATCAGCGTGTCAGCGCGTGGGCTTGTATAAACACGTTGGATATGACATTAACCCGTATGAACGTGAATTTGCAATAAGTAAGGGCATTGACCCGAATAGATATTTAATCGGTAAATTTAAAACGCATGGCAGTTACGATGCCATTTACTCCACCGAGGTATTTGAACACATGGCCGACGAAGAAATAGAAGAGGTCATGCCAATCCTTTACAAAGCTTGTAACAAGTATTTTTATTTCACGTCAACGCCTCATGCCTCAGCTGATCCTGCCTTTGACATTGAATGGGGACATATTAACCTGAAGCAAAAAGACGAATGGGTTGCCATGTTTCATCGCCACGGTTTTGACTTACTGAGGGAAGCGACGGAGGTGACGCCGTGGGGACTTTTGTTTGTTAAGAGGGAGAAAAAGTAATTTTTTTTAAAAAAGTAATTAATATTTTGTATATTTGCTTAAACTTTTTGCAGGACGCACTACCCAGCAAAAGGTATTTGAGGAAACCATTTACCTCATTAAACCCATAAAGAGTAGTGCCTTTGTGGGTTTTTTTATTTTTTTATTATGCAAATATTAAACATTGATGAATCGCACGAACTCGAAAGATGCGAGGTAGTCATTAAACAGGGCTTACAAACCTTCATTGAGGTTGGACAGGCATTAATGACTATTAGGGAAAAACGATTGTATCGAATTGGTTTCAAAACGTTTGAGGATTATTGTATTGAAAGGTGGTTAATAACCAAAACACAGGCTAATAGATTAATTCAAGCCTCTGAAACAATTAGTAATTTGACACCCATGGGTGTCGTTTTACCTAAAATAGAAAGACAAGTAAGACCCCTAACAAGTCTTGAGCCAGAAATTCAAAAAGAGGTTTGGACAGAAGTTGTCAAAACACATGGTGACAATATTACGGCTGCAAAGGTTCAAAGTGTTGCGAATGATTGGAAACCTGTCAATCAAGAAATTAAAGAAATTAAAAGTGAGCCGATGTTTGCAATTAGCACACCAGAGGAATTATTAAAGAAAGCTAAGGAAGTAGCCAGGGAAAGAGCCGAAGTAAAAAGACAAATTATTGACCAAAAAGGAAGTACCGAGGTTATTCCAATGGAAGATTTGGATTTGATTAATCGAATGAAACAAGGCGAAACGGTTGTTCTAAACATGAATACAAATTTCCATGCGATGAAATGGGCAAAGGATAATAATAGGTATCAGCAAATAGACCGTTGGAGTGACTGGGGAAATCCTTTTATGTTAAATTCTGACGGGGATCGGGATACGGTATGCGAATCCTTTAAAATTTACTTTGATTTGAAATTAGGATTAAAGGCAAAAGTAAAGGAATTAAAAGGCAAAGCATTAGGCTGTCATTGTTACCCGCTTCGTTGCCATGGTGAACATTTAAAACAATTGGCAGATGGAGAGTAATATAGATTTTCTATGTTTAGGTCAAACAGTACCAGAGGAAAGTAAAAAATACGGGCTTCGTGTTTGCACGGCTGGATGGGATGTTCAAAATGAATGCTTAGTTAGGATATATCCATTAGGCGTAAATAAAGACCACCATTTTAAAAGATGGCATATTTATAAAAATCTTCCCGTTAGAAATAATCCAAAGGATAGCAGGAAAGAAAGCTGGAGGCTAAATATTGATATTACTGAATTAAACACCGTTGAATGTAAAAAATACGACGGCAATAGAATCAATGCTTTAAAAATGATGTTTGATTTGTATGGTTCAAAAGATATTATAACGCTAAATCAAACACGGAAAAGTTTGGCAATTATTAACATGATTAAGCCTCATGGTTACTTTGAAAACAAAAGTAAAATTATCCAAAATGTAAATCAATTATCTATATTTGAAGACTTGAATACCAATAATATGGTTGGTAAAAATGGCTTTGATTATTTACCGAGAATAGAATTTAAGGACGAATTAAATAAGCCTCACAAATTAATGTTTAATTCATGGGACGCTTATATGCACCAAATTAATTTAGCACCTAAGTATGGAAAGGATAATTTATGGAACCAATTAAAATTAAACCCAAAAGAAAATAAGTTAGCATTAATTGGAAACATGAATCATCAAAGGAACGCTTGGTTAATAATTTCAACTTTTTAAAATAAATTCCTTATCTTTGGTTATTCTTTTGAACGAGGTGCAAGTCATTCAAAAGAACTTCGGGACAATATCCGCATTGTTTCAACTAACCCAGTAGCCTTGCACCTGCTGGGTTTTTTTATACATCTTTATGAATAAGTTAAATAACAAAATCAAGGATAATTTTACCATTATCCCCAATGACATTATCCGAAACAAAAGCCTGAGCGATCGCGCTCGTTTTATCTTCTGTTACATGGCTTCCATGCCAGATGATTGGAAATTTTATCAAGGCGCAATGGCAAAGGAACTTGGATACACAAAGGATACATTGAGAAAATACATTGAAGAACTTTTGACAACAGGTTACCTTCATCGGGAACAAAGGAGGGAAACGGGTAAATTTGATAGTTATGATTATACCCTGAATTTTACACCGAGTGGTAAAAATACCGACACGGTAAAAATCCGCAACGGAGAAAAACCGACACGGGAAAAGTCGGCACTAACAAATAAAGACTTGGAACAAAGAAAGATTATAACAAATATAGACTTTGAACAAAGTATTGAAAATCCTTCAGATTTTACCGACTTCACAAAAGTTGAAACAAATGATTTTCCAAACTTTCCATCTGTAGAAATAAAATCTGTATCAGTAAAAACAAATGTTCAAAGCCCCAAAGTAAACCCTTTTACCGTTGTTGCTAAGTTGCAAAGTGAAAAAGAAAGAAAAAAAGTTGCGGAGCAAAAAGAAAGAAAAGCCGACGCTGAGTCGAAAGCCGAGCGCCAACCCTCCCCCACGTACGCCGCCTTTTCCGTGTTTTGCCAAACGTTTGAAAACTTATCCGGTGCTGCGTATCCGACTGATCAAAACGGCAATTATATCATGATGCCCAAAGACGCGGGGCAAATGACAAATCTCCTGAGATACATTGACAAAATTGACAGGCAGGGCGATAGCATTGAGGCATTGAAGGTGTTTATTCAAGCCGCGTGGAATTTGAATGACAAATGGCTGAGGGCAAATTTCACCATAGCAAACATTTATGGACAAGCCTCAAAGATATTTACCGCATACCAAACGACAAGCCCAGCGGCAAAGGACAAGGCGTATAATGATAAGCTTCAGGAATTGCTTGCAGAACGCATGGCAAAGTTTCAAGATTAAAAAAAATAACAATTATGACAAACGAAGATTATTTAGTTACCCATCTTGGCGAAGGTAAATTTCAAGTAAAGATGAAAAATAATGAAATTAAGGAGGCTGGTTCTTTATTGCGAGGCATTATTAGATATACGTATTTTGAAGATTATAGTTTACCTAAAATTGGGTGGAAGGTAACAAGAAGCCAATTAATGAAAGATTATTTACCAAAGATGCAGCAAGATTTTTTAAACCGTTAACTTGTGTCAAATATTGATTGTTTTTGTGGCGATTAATTTTTTTTAATTTATATTTACAATTATAAAACCAACCAATTATGAACAATTTACCAATGATTGCCAACCGCGTGGAAGAGAAAATACAAGACGTGCAGCTTGTTATCCAAAACCGCGAACTTAGGATTTTTAAAACAGGGACAAAGGAAGCCATCCCCAAGATTGCCCAAGCCCTGAGCCAACTCCTCCCAGTGTATGGCATTGAGCCAAAGCCTGAACACTTGATGGAGGTTACCGAATTTATTTCAAATTACAAGTTGTTAGCCGTTGATGAAATTAAACTTGCTTTTGAAAAGTTTGCCAAACAAGAACTTGATATTAATGACCATAAACTTTATGGCAAAGTTGACCTTCATGCCATTGGGCGAATAATCACGGCGTACATCACTTGGAGGCAAAAGATATACTTTGCCATGGATTCCGATTTGCAGGCGAAGAAAGAGGAAGAAGAAAGGATTAAACGTCTGGGCAAAGTGGCTGAGGAATACGACAAAGACTTTGACAATAAGCTGAAAAACTTTCAAAAGCCATTGGAAGAAATACCCGTGTTTTGGTACGACGAATGCGTTAAGCGTGGTTATATCAATGAATGGGGCGAAGGCGAAAAGGAAGCCTTGTGGGCTGAGGCTCAGAAAATGGCAAAGCAGGAAAAGCCAGATTCAGATAATATGATTGACAGGAAGAACCACATGAGAAAGATTGAAGAAGGAAACATGCCACGCGCCCGCGCACTTGCTTACAAGTTAGCCGTCTGGCGCAAGGTGTTGCTAAGATAAGTTTCATAATTTGGTTTTGTTTTGGTGAGGCATAGAAATTATGTCTCACTTTTTTTATAAATTATTTTTGTAAATATTTTTTTATTCAAATAATTATATTTAAATTTACATATTGAAAATAACAAAAGCCAATTATCATGATGACAATGAATGAATTAAAAAACCACTTTGACAAGGTTCACGAATTAGTAGCCGATGCAGCATTTGTAAAAACTGTTTACCACGCGGTAAAATCTCAGGGTTGCACCGACGAAGAATGGGAGGCAAACAAAATGCCAATAGTTGCAAGAATGGCAAACGAGTATCTAAACAAATTAGACCAAGACATTAAAAAGGTTCAAGAATCATGGCGCTAATCCCGCCATTTTTCCACCCTCAAAAACTTACCAAAATGAATATTACAAAATACACCTGCAAATGTACCCTCGATAAAAAGCTGGGTCACTTTGTACACGTGATCTTCTCCCACGGCTTCGGCTTGTACGGGCAAACGTCACCGCATTCGCCTGAGGATAACATTCAAATCCACGGCTGGACATTTGAGCCGCATGACATTGACCTTGAATTATATCCACCAATAACCAGTCGCAACCTAATGCCCCTTGTGGCTGAGCATGAAATGGACTGGGTAATATTAACAAATCAATCACTTTAAAAACAAACCAATGGAAGCTTTAAAAACCACATTAACCGACAACGCTCTTACCCGTTATTACGAGGAACGCATCGTATATCTTGAAGGCGAAAACGAAAGATTAAGGAATGAGGCGCGCGCCGACTTTTGGATTGTTCTTGATTTTTGGATTTACTCCCAAAGAATGATTCAAGCTTATGTTAGTTGGCATAATGAAGCCAAGCATAATCATTACCTTGATTGCATAAAAACGATGCTTGAAACATTGGAAGCTCATGAAACCAGGGTTTTAGATACTGGTATAAATAAATTAAGAATCGGTGTTATTGAAGAATGTAAAGAAGCCATTACCAAATGCCAACAAATAACCGCAGCAAGATGATTAATATACAAGACTTTGCGCTAAACGTATCAATAACCGTTTGCCCTTCCCACATTGTTGAGCCTGACCACCTGAAAAAATGGTGGAGGCAGCGCGGGGTTGGTGAACTTGAAAAATACTTTGTATCTGGAAAATCAATTCACTATAACGAGGAAATAAACTGGAACGAAATAAGCAACCATAAAAAATCCTTATGGTACGATTCTCAAAACTTTCAAATAAATATGGGTCATGAATATTCTAAAAGGCAGGGTTAAATACACGGCGGGCAAAATTTTCGAAGGTCAATACGGACCTTCAATTAACGCCGCCATTACATTGGATAACGGTACTGATGTTCGCGTGTACGGAAAGCCAGACGATAACAAGTTAATGGCATTGAAGAAAGACGATGTCGTTACGATTATACACGACGGCAAAAGTTACAAAGTCGCATTTGACATGGTTACAGCGAACGAAATACCCGAAAAGGTACAAACACCCACCGAAGGCACAAACGTGCAGCAGGCGGCAAATGTACCCCCTAAAAACAACGGTAAATTAACACATGATGAAATCACGGAGAAAGCCACGCTTATGACTTCGGTTTATGCCGACATATTTCACCAGTTGCAAGCCTCTGGGCTTGAGCCTGCCCAGGCGCAACCAGCCGCTGCCACGATCTTTATTCAGATAGGAAAATATTTTTAATCAATTTGGTACGTTTTTCCCCAGCCTGAAACATGGCTGGGGATTTACCGATAAAAAAAACAACTTAGATGCTACTTCCAAAACCATACATATCAGTTAGCCAAATTAATCTTTGGTACTCAGACCGTCAAAAGTATATCAATCGATACTTTTTAAACCTTCCTGAAGAACCATCCATTTACATGAACTTTGGGAAACAATTTGCCGAGGACACGGAAGCGTTTATCAAAAATGGAATCATCATGGATACCTTTCCCGATTTTTACATTGACAAAATACGCCCCATGAAAGGGCTGGAAGCTGAAAAGGAAATAAGCCTATCAATTAACGACATTCAAGTCAAAGGTTTCATTGACGCATGGGACGTTCACAATAACAGGGTTATTGACTTTAAAACCTCAGGCAGACCGTGGACAATGATGACGTTGCACAATAGCCTTCAAATGAAAGTTTACGCCCTGGCAATGTTTGTAAATGGTGACAAGATTCCCGAAAGTCAAATCAACTGGCTGGGAATAAATAGAACCAAAAACGGCTTATCTTTTACAGGCGAAAGTTATGAATTAAATCATACCTTTGAAATGGATGACTTATTAAAAGCCATTGTTTTGATTGAGCAGACTTGCAAAGAAATCAGTGAGGCTTATAAAAGTTTTTTAAATGACTGAGGAAAATGAAACAAGGGGTTTAAGGTTCAATAATGAAAAAATCAGATACGACCTTATTCCCCCGTTGGCTCACCGTGAATGCGCCAAAGTTTGGACAAAAGGGTTGGACAAATATCCAGCTGGAAATTGGGAAAAGGGTATGCCATGGAGCGAGGTGATCGCCTCCGCCTTGCGTCACCTTGAAGCCATTCGTTTGGGCGAGGACATTGACCCAGAGGACGGTTGTTTGCACGCGGCACACTTGCAATGCAACGCGCAGATGCTTACCGAATATTATTTTACAAAAAAGGAATTTGATAACCGTAAAAAATACGACTTATGAAATTATACACAGAAGACCAAGTGAGACAAGCTCTTAAAAAAAGCCGAAGCATAAAAGATAAACACGCAGATGCTTTGAATTATTTTTTTTCAGATGATGAAGCAATTGATTCTTTGACACCAATAGAATTTCCAGAATACGAAGAAATACATAAACAAGCTGAAGTTGTTGAGAAATATCATGAATCAATGTCACTTGAAGAAAGTTGTGCATCAATGGGAAGATTTCATGGATTTTTTCATGGCGTTTATTACATAATGGAAAAATTGCAATATTTTGATTACAACGAAACTTATAAAAACGAAGAAAAATGAGTAAGCAAACGGCAGTTGAATATTTAATAGAGGTATTACGGGTAAATGCTGGAATAAAAGTTTCAAAACAGTTGCAAGAAGAAGTTTTACAAATGGAAAAGCAAATGATAATGGAGGCTTTTTTAAATGGCGCTTACGGAAATTTATTAGCAACAAAAGACATAGCGCAACAATATTACAACGAAACTTATAAAAACGAAACAAAATGATTTTAACCGACAAGACAATTAACGACGAAATAGCCGAAGGCAACATCGTTATTGAGCCGTTTAACCCTGAGAACCTTGGTACCAATTCCTACGACCTTACCTTGTCAAATACCTTGGTACTTTACACGGAGCGCGTGTTGGATGTGCGCAAGAAAAACCCATCCGCACCGATGATTATTCCCGATGAAGGTTTGATATTGCAGCCTGGTATTGTTTACCTTGCAAGCACGGTGGAATACACGGAGACTATGAAGCACGTGCCAATTATCCAAGGCAAATCAAGCCTCGGGAGATTAGGTTTATTTGTCCATGTGACCGCAGGTTTTGGCGATGTTGGATTTAAGGGGCATTGGACACTGGAACTTTTGACGGTTCAGCCGCTCAAGATTTACGCGGGCATGAAAATAGCCCAGCTTACTTATCAGGATATATCGGAGATGCCTAATATTTCGTATGATAAGAAAGAAAGTGCAAAATATTCGAATCAGGGCAAAGATCCAGTTGCTTCCAAGAATTATTTAAATAAGCAACCATGACCGACGAAGAAAGGAAAGCAAAGCGCGCCGCTTATATGGTACAATGGCGTAAAAATTTAAGCCGCTTCCAAAAAGAAAAACGACGGCTTGAAATGAATGAGTACCGAAAGAAGGCGCGCAAAAATTGGACGCCTGAGTACTTGGAAAAGATGAGGGAGCGAAATAGGATTTATTACGCCGAGAATAAGGATATATTATTAGCTAAAATGACAATTTATCGAGAAAACAAAAAAAAGAAAAATCATGATGACCGAAAACGAAAAACAAAAATTAATTAAAGATGCCCTCAATGTCTTTGTTTCCGCTGGTGGAATCTTAACTTTGGCTTATGCTATTTATTTTATTGTTGACCTTGTAAAAAAATGGTACTAATGAGTAAATTTGAAATCAAGTACAATGACAAACGAATGATCATTGAAGCCGAAAGCGTTGAAAAGGCGCTTGAGCAATTCAAGGAATTAAAAATCGACGTGCCAAGCTTTGAGATAAGTATTTCAAAGTTTGGAGAATACAGGAAATAAATGTGAGGTAGTAAGTTGTTAAAAGTGTTCTAATTCATGTCCGCGTCAACCGATGCGGACATTTTTTTTATTTTATTTTTGTAAATATTTTTTTATTCAAATAAATAATATTAAATTTACGAACCGAAAGGAATTAACCAGTTTACAAATCTTAAAAAAAACCAATTATGGAAACCAAAATTTTTGCAGTTATGTACTTTGGCAATGCCAAAAGATACCAAGATTTAAATTACGAAATCGAAGCCTTCACAAAGCGCGAAGCCGTTGAAAAATTTTACGAAAAAATGCGAAACGAGGATTATTTCCCTGAAGACGCATTTGGCGGTGGAATTATTCGCGATTGTGACGGCAATATTATAGCAGACCACACCGACGAAACCATCGAATATGATGGAGGTTGTTTTTACGCTGAACCAGTAATACAATAACCATGAAATTATATAACAATTTTCAAAAAGAAGTACAAAAATTTCCAATTATTGCTGGTATGCGATTAGACGGAAAAGGTAACAATAAATTAAAAATTGTTGGTTATAGATGGGTTGAATTTACGTATGATGTTAATCCTGAAGTTGCAGACGATAAATTAATTGTTGAAGAAAAAATAATTAAAAAGACATTTTTATGAAAGACCGCATCATTGACTATGTTCCTCAGAACAAACGCCTCCCGTACCAAGTTGCCGCAGGTGTTGGCGTTGCCTTCGTGGTTGGGTTAATTTATTCCCCAATCAATACTCAGTACCAATATACCTCATTCGTGCCAGTCATTGAGCGCGACACGGTGTACGTTCACAAAATTACAACGCTCACCTTCCCTGCAAAAGAGGAAAAAAGCGAATTCAACGAAATGGCTTATGGCTCAAGGTCATACGGATGGGAAATAAGGAAAATGAATATACACGAATTAAGGAAAACATTACAAGGCAAAGGTTTTCGAAACCTAGATAAAATTGACCTTTTTAAAATGCGTCGTATTTGGCTGGCGTATTCTTATGAATCCATGCTTATGAATGTGCATTACCTGACCGACTTTCCCGTTTCCATGATTTATTCCTTTTTTATCATTGAGGCAACCACCTCTGGCGTTGAAACCGAACTTTGGAGAAAACACGCCAACGCTGGCGGCGTGAAGGCTTTGAAAAATCAAAAGTCGGTGACGTACAAAACACGCGAGGTCATTCGCGGACGTGACAAGTATATCCGCGCCAAGTTCATGAGCGCAAGTTCCACGGAAGAAGGTGTTAAACTTTGGGCGGGTGTTTTGAACTCAGGAAGGTACGCGGAATGCAAGAAGGCAAATTACAAGTTAAAAGGGATCAGGTTGTACGAATCCATTTGTAAATGCGTGTACAAATCAGGGTATCACACGGACACGGATTACAAGTTTCGCGCTTCGCTTATGGCTGAGTTCTGGGAGTTGAAAAAGAACCATTACCCGATTAAAGGGAAAAGAGATGAATTTTAAATTATTTTGCATTTATTTTTGTAAATATTTTTTTATTTCAATATTTAATATTAAATTTACGTATTGAAACAACGAAACGATATTTCACACAACAAAAACAAAATCAAATGGAAAAGAATTTTAACAACCTTCAATTTAAATGGACATTCGAAAGTATTTCGGATAACATTCCCACCATCATGCTTTTAACAATCGTTTTAACGTATGGCATCAACGCCTATCTGACCGCCATTTTTCTCCCCATTGACTTTTGGCTTGCGATCATTGCCGCCAGTATTTTGCAACTCGGACGCTTCGCCGTGGTTTTCATGGACTTCTTGAATCCAACCAAAGGGCGAAGTACTTACCCACCAAAAATTGCCCTGGGCGCAACCCTTGTGGCTTTGCTTGAAATCTTTTTTGGCTTACAGGAAAAGTACGAAGGCGGCGAATTTATTACCATGTTCCTTTTTATCGGAACAATCGTTGTTTTCGGTTACCTCCTTGAAATCAACTTTGTTGACAAGGGTGTTGAGGCTTATGGGTTAATTGAAACAAAGCCAAAGCGGAAAAGAAAACCACGCGTAAAGGCTGAGGCGAAACCAGTATCAAAGGCAAAAAACTTTGTATCTTCATTTAAAACAATCACACTTTGAGGACACTGATAGGAGTCGACCCAGCGTTAAGAATAAAAGGAATGGCGGTTTGCATTATCGCAGACCGCACTATGATTTTTAAAAGATATAAAAGGTTTGTCGATTTCATCGGAGACGTTATAACATGGGTGGCATACGAAAGTCCTGTTGTTTTAGTTGAAGATTCAAGCCTCCAGAATGTGACCTTTAATAATTCAATCAACCGCGCGATCCTTTCCAGAATGTCCCGCAACGTTGGCATGAATCAAGCCGCATCAAGGATTGCTTATGAATGGATAAAGGAACACGACATTGAGGCGTACAATATTTCCCCTGAGGCAAAGGGTAAAAAGTTTAACAAAGACGTGTTTATGCGCGTGGTCGCAAGTGAGCGATTGAAATTTGAACCAGATTTTAAACCAGCCAAAATAAGTCAAGATGAAATCGACGCTTTCTTCCTTGCGCTTATGGCAAAAAATTATATCAAAAGATGAAAAATAACGAATTAACAGACGGCTTAACCAACGAACAATGGAAGGAAGCGCAAAGATGTTTCAACGCGCGCCCAAAGCCCTTACGATTTGCCGACACGGTAAATAGCAAACAATCGGTAATAAATTTTTACCTTAATCCTTTGATTCCTGAGACCATGCCAGCTTATCAATCAATGGAAAAAGAAAGAATGGTAAGCATTTGTTACCAACTTTATCATTCAAAGGAAACCGACACTTTAAAAGAATCAGCCGCAAGGCTTATAAAACTTATAATTGATTGATTACTAATTTGTTAATTGTTGATGTGTATATCAGGGCTGGCATTTGAACCAGCCCTTTTTTATTAAAAGATTACCCCTTGCGTCTTTGCATAATCCACGACCGCCCGAGCATGAGACAAAGCCAACGTATTTTGAAACACGGGGTCAAACATCATTAAAGCATCGTGGTAATTTGTAAAGAATCCATTTTCGCTGAGTACCGCTGGCATATTTGTTTGGGTAATAACAAAGAAACTTTCTTCTTTGTCCTTATCTCCGTCCGTGGTATCCATGCGATATACCCATTTCGGAAATGCCTCCTTTACCTCGTTAAACAAGAACTCCGCGTAAATGTCCGACCTTGTTTTACCCTTGCTCGTGAACACCTCAAAACCCCTTGCATTGGGCGAAGCCGCCGCGTTGCCGTGGATGCTTAGGTATAACGAATCTTCGTAATTTTTGGCGTTGATGTTTGCCTTCGCCACGCGCTTTGCCAAAGTTAAATCCAAAACAGGATCGTAAACGCGAATAACTGGAAAACCCCAATCAATTAAATACTGCTCAATCTTTGCCGCAACTTCGCGATTAAACACGCCTTCAAAGAACCACCCGTAACCGTGGAACTTTGCATTGTTATGCTGAGCGCACTTGGAAGGATACGTGGTATAATTGTAAGGTAATTTTTTCTTTGCGTCAATGCCTCCATGGCCTGCGTCGATGAAGATGCAAAATTTAGATGCTTTCATATTTTGATATTTTTAAGGGCGATGCAACTCAATGCACCGCCCTGATAGTCGCCCAAGGTAGCGATTCTTCTGCGCCTATAATTTAAATCCAATGAGTGCAAAAGCTGCTGTAATCAAAGATAATTTTGGTGGAACTTTCACCTCAATTTCTTTGCCAGCGCACTCGCGGCTTGTTTCTTTTATCTTATCCCAAATGATTTGCGCCAGTCGCACATATTCGCGCCATGTGAATTTGACTTTGTTACCCTCAAGGTAAACATTGATTTCACCTGCAAGTTCGGCAAAATTCATTGAATAGCATTCAATGTCGCCAAGAGGTGACTTTATCCCATCTGCATTTTTCAATGCTTCTTTTAAATTAGTCTGCATGATTATTTGATTTAACGATTAAAAAAACGTGTTATTAAAACGCCAAGGTTTACGCCTGTGATGCGTTTCGTGTTTTCCGAAATAGAATATAGCTCAACCGTTGCAATTAAAAACGCTGCCATGTATGTTATGTTAGGAAGGCTAAACGTATTCCTTGCACCCTCGAATATGAGTATGGCACAAAAATACACCACTATTTTTTCTATTGTCCGATAAAGCCCACGGCTATTTATCTTTTGCCCTTCCTTCTTTGCCGCAATGATGCCTGTTGCCATGTCAGCGAAAACAACGAAAACCGTGAATATCAGGAAGCCTTTGATTGGTATGAAAAATGAAAATATCCAGCCGCAGCAAATTGCGTATGTTATTTTCTCCCATCCAAGGTGCAAAAAGTTGATTAAAGTTGCTTTCATTATTCCTTTTTTATCAGCCTAACATCATTGTCCACGGTTGCAAATTTGCCATTGGCAAACTTGTATAAATCGTAGCGCACACCGTTGAAGGCAAAGCTAATTTGATTGGTAAAGGTGCTGAGTAATAAGTTGGTTGTAATCGTGTACACTTTGCCATTGTCAGGATTAAAAATATACCTGTCATTTGCATTCAGCTTTATAACGCCTGGAATGTTTTCCCCTTCAAAAACCAATGTCCAATCGCCAAAAAATGAAGATGTGTCCCTGAGTGCCGTTGACGTGTAAACAGGTCTGCCACTAATTTGAAGGTGCAAATTATTGTAATAATTAATCCGCTTCACCGATTTTCCTTTTAAAATCAAGGGCTTAGCATGGATGGCAATCGTGTTGCTTTGCCTTTCAGCATCGGTAACAAGTGCTTTAATGGCTGTTAAGCTATCGCCAAGTATTTGTTTATTCCCTGTCACCGTGCTATCGCTGAACGTGGTCATAGTAACAATGTAATAAATGTCGCCTTGCTTTTGAATGTACACCGTATCGGTAACAACGTCTTGAGAAAGGGCAAGGAAAGGAATGAGTAAAAAGAAAAGTATGTTTTTCATGTTATTTGTTTTCGAGGATTAATAATCTTTGTTCAAGTGCTTTGATTAAAGCGTTTTGTTCTTGGATGGCTTTAGTAAGGATGGGGATTAATTTAACCATGTCAAGATACAAATCACCATTATTCATTGTTCCTGTTACTTCTGGAACAATTGGATAAATATCTTCAACGATAAAACCTAATTTTCTATCTTCGCCCCATTTATCTTTATCTATATAATCAAAAGATACTGGATTTATTTGTAATATTTCATTTAATCCGTAATTTAAAATTTGTACATTTTCCTTTGTATTGATAGAAGATACAGGTGCGCTTAAAACTCCTGTTGCACTTGCAATGACTGTTCTGTTGCCTGAACCTTGTAAATTATTTATAGTAACTTCACCAGTTGAAGCTACACGGAAGCGTTCCAAAAAATTAGTAGATATAGCAATTACTCCATTTGTTGACAATGCTGAAAATGTATGAGTATCTCCAGTACTTACAGTAGTAGAAGATGTAAATGTTAAACCACGTGTGTTTGAAGCATTATCTCCACCCACTCTAAGGTATTCCCCTATTGATCCTCTTGCAACTTCTAATGTAGCAGCTGGATTGTTCTTTCCAATACTTACTTTTCCACCAGCCTCATAAATTGCACTTGTGTCAAAAATACCAGAAGAGTTTGTTTTAATTAAATAATTATTTGGACTAAATGATGTTGCTCCCGTTCCCCCATTTGCCACGGGCAACACGCCCGTGACACCTGATGAAATAGAACCGCCTACCCGTGTCCAAGCATTGTTTGTTGCCTTTTTATATTGCCAAATAATATTCGTATTTGTATCAAGTAAAATGTAAGCCATGGTATCCACGGAAGGCTTACGCGTGGTATCAGCCGCTAAACCTCGATACACCAGCCCATCGGCACTGGTTTGTTCGCCCAATGTTATCTTTTGGTTTCCGTTGCCTTGATACTGTGCCAAGGCAAGGTAAGGGAAAAGGAGGAGGAAAAGGGGAAGGAGTTGTTTCATGTTTATTTTTTTAGTTTGATTGCATTACGTGCCAATTAGTACCATCGGCAACCAAGGTAACCCATTGAGGCGTAACATTTCCAGCTGACAAAATAGCCGTACCTGATGAACCACCCGCCAATGGAATAACGTTTGAAGAGCTACTTATGACCGTTGCATTTGAAAGATTTTTAATCATGTATTGTCTTCCATTTGTTGCCGTTGTTAAATCAATCGTTGTTGTTGAGCCAGTACCTGTTATTACTAATGATACCCTATTTGATGAAAATAAAATAGTTGCCCCAGTTGTTGTTGAATAAAATGTATAACCAACTCCGAGGGTTGTTCTTGCAACCGATGCACTTTCCGCACCTGTTCCGCCATTTGTTATTGGCAAAGTTCCCGAGAATTTATCTGCACGCCAATAAGGGTTGAGCATTGTAGCGGTGTCGCTTTTATTTAACCTTGCATCAATTCTCGTTGACAAAGAAACCGTGTCAAGGTTGGTAAGAACATTGTTGCCGCCTTCGGTAATGTTGCCTGTGACCGCCAAGGTTGAGCCAAGGGTTGTTGCGCCTGTTACGTCTAATGTTTTATGAATTGTCGTATTACCCGATTGTCTTAAAATTGAAATTGCCAATTCATCGCCACTTGGGTCAGCTGCAAAAGAATCACGCATTACAAATTCTAATCTGTCACTTGGAGAATTATATTGTATTTTTGCGCCAAACTGAACGTCGTTTTCATTTCTTCCATTTGTTTCGTAAAATAATATTCTTGGTATATTATTTGACGAAGCATCAAGCATTATATTTTTACCCTGACCCAATGTTAATGAGGCAAAAGGCGTTGTATTAATTCCAATATTATTACTTGATTGTTGTATTACTGAATTTCCTAAAGTTGAAGCGCCCGTAAATAACGGCAAAGTATTTGTCGTTCCCGTTCCTGTGACTGGGTTGGTTAAGGTGTTTTGCTTTGCCGCAAATCTGGAAGTTAAATTTAATTGATTTGTATCTGATTGAGTAAACAAAAAAGACGTATCAGTATAATTTAATTTACCTGCAAATCTGGAAGTAAGATTTAATTGAGAGGTATCAGCGGTATTAAATTTAAGATTCAACGCCGTTTGTGTTGCCGTTGATATTGGTTTATTTGCATCCGAAGTATTATCCACATTCCCTAAGCCAACCATACTTTTCGTTATCCCCGAAACCGTACCCGTGAAGGTTGGTGAGGCTAAATTTGCTTTTAACGCAAATCTGGAAGTTAAATTTAATTGATTTGTATCTGATTGAGTAAACAAAAAAGACGTATCAGTAT